CCGACCACGGAGGTAGATCGTGTCGTCGAAATACACACTCAGACACACCGCATCCACTCCCCCCGACTCACCCCACGTCGTCACCTCTGGCACGGCGAGGGGCTCGACGACGGGGATTTCTCGCAAAATGCAACCGTCGCGGTGTTTGATTGCGTTGGCGATCCCAAGGAAGACGAACGACTCCATCTCGCCACACGTCGGACACCAATACCGTTTCATGGCTGCACCTTCTTGAGTGGCTGGCGCGTCGGGACACTCGGAGCCATCTCGATCATGACGACGCGGATCACGTCCTCGACACTCCTGCACACCTCGACGGTCTGGCTGTCCTTGCGCAGTCGCTCATGCATCTCTCTCTGCACTGGCGACACCTTGCCGACGGGCGTTTTCATCTCGATAAACAGCGACAGCGCAGGGATATGCAGATCGGGAATGCCCGCAAGCACACCCTCTGCTTTCAGGGCCGCACCTTGTCGACGTCCACGGCTACCGCCGTTGGGAATCGCGTAGACAACGTATGGCGTGTTCTGCCTAATCCATTGGATCGCCTGGCATTGAATGACGTGTTCGGATTCGGTCATCGCGTCATCCTCTGGTAGATCGCTCGCACCCGTCGCACGTCGTCGGCACAGTAGGCGGCGACCTCATCAATGCGGCCCGCTCTGACCATGCCCGCCACCATGCAGCCGTCCACGCCCCCTTTGCCTGGCAAGCCAAACGCCAAGCAGAGATCGTCGAGACTCACTCGACCCATGCGGCTGTCGGTCCAAATCGCCATCGTGCAACGCCAACGGCTGTCCCAAGGTTTGACGTCAATCGCTGAGTAAACGCGGGGCAGTTTGACCCCGAGCACGATGGCGCGTTGACGAATCATGTTCCGATCAAACTCGGCATTGTGGGCGACGATGTGATCACCCTCCACGTCACACTCTGCGAACGCTTCCAGCATCTCGCGCTCACCATCGGCGCGGTAGAAGTTGCGAGTCAACGTGCAGGGCTCATCGTCGTCGTTGGCCCAACTGATCACAGCAAGCTCGCCAAACAAGCCAGACAGGCTGGTCTTGTCGAGGTCGGCTGCTGCTTTCTTGGCGGCCTTGGCGATGTCGTCGGGATCAAAATGCTTGGCGGCGTAGTGCTCTGCGACGTCAAGACGTGAAGACGGTACGGTTTCGGTGTCGAGGTAGATGATCATTGTGCGTCCTCATCGTCCATGCGTTCTTGGAATCGTTCGTCAAGGTGTCGCGTCTCTGATGCGACCCATGACTCAACAGTGATCGCGTCATCAAGTGTGGCACCGTAGAATCGACGCAGTGCCTCGATCGACTCTGTCGACGGACAACCACCCTCCGTCTCCCACACTGACAGACTGGCGACGCTACAGCCGATTGAGCGGGCCACGTCTGGGATTGAGCGTGCACCTCGGATGGCCCGTAGCGTGATGCCATCAAGCGATGTTTTTGCTCCTGTTTTTCGGTCAAACCAAACTCTCATGTGCGCTCCAAAGAAAACCCCGAGCCATCACTGGCTCGGGGCAAGCAGACTAGATCTTGCGTGACATGAATCCAGGTCGATTGCTTGGCGCTGCAACGGCGGCAACGGGCTTGCTCGACGCCAATGGCTTGTAGCCTGCCACGTCGTTGCTGGCGTCGTATCCGTTGGCGGCTGGTCGAACCTTCAGTTTGACGGCGACGTCACAGCCCACAAGCGGGGCAAGGCTCTTGCCGACGATGCCGACTGAATCCATCAGTTCAGCAATCTGACGCTGGCCAATCTCAAAGGACTGCTTGCCTTTCTCGTCAGTGCGGATCGTCTTCATCGTGAGACGAGTCCAGACCTTGCGTCCGAGGTACGGGCCATCGGTGACAGTCAGTTCGATTACGGCTTGGATCGATTGTTCATCGCGAGTCTTTTTCGCTTCAATCTTGCTGATGTGCATTGGGTATTCGCCAGCCGGAAGCGGGTCAAACGACGACGGGCGACGTTCAACAAGCGCTGGGTCAAAGTCGAGTGCGAGGGAATCGTTATCAAAGTCGTTCATGAGTTCACCTTTTTCAGTTGTGTTGCAATGTAGCGGTTGATCAATGCGGTCGTGTCTCCGTCATCGCTCTTGATGGCAATGGACGTGCATTGCTCAAGCAAGTCTCTGTTGATCGTGACACGCCGATCTGTTTTTGTGTCGCTGAGTTTCATCTCGGTCTGCTTGGGAGGTTTCTTTTCTGCTTTCTGTGCTTCTTTTTTTCTGTCGATCTCGTCGTGAATTGCCTTTGATTCGTTGACAAGATCAACCAACGTCTGCCCCTTCACCATCAGGATCTTTCCCTGTCCTGCTTTTATGTTTTTTTCTGCCAAGACGTCACGCAATGTCCTTTCGCCACAACTTAGGCATTTTGCTGCCAGTGCGATGCTGTAGTCTTTTTCGGTGTATATCGTTCCGATCCGTTCAATCCTTTTTGTCGCTTCTATTGCTGTCATTGTGCTTGTCCTTGTTGTGCATATGCCGCCATCTTTGCCACAACGGCTCCGAGGTCGGCGGGTTCGAGCGGTGCAAGCGCACCGCTGCGGTCTTTGGCGACGCTGCGGGCGTCGCCTGAAGTTTGAAGGTATCTGACGGCGGCTTTTTTTCCGTCGCTTGCGATCTCGTCGACGGCAACAAGACGAAAGACCTCATCGAATAAGTAGGGCAACGCGTCACCCAACTTGGCGCCTGGCATCGAGATGCCATATGTGACGCGGCCTGTCGCATCGTCGCGTGTTTTTGCGAGCTTGGCCGAGAAATACACGCCCACTGACAGGTCGCGGAACGAACGCATAGCAGCGGTCATCCTGTCAATGACGGCGCCGTATGCTTGGCGAGGGTCACTTGCCTTTTTCTTTTCTGCGGAAAGAACAACCTCCGCGATCTCTGACACGCTGTCGAGTGCCACCCAATCGTAGCCATGTGACGACGTTGACAACAGGCGATGGATCTCAATCAAGTCTTCAACGCTGTTGACCTCGACAACGTCAAAGCGATCATCGCCTGCAACAAACGACAACGACAACAGGCCCGCTTCCGCACTCGCGATCAGCACACGTCCAGGCAATGAGCCAATCAACGCGGTCTTGCCAATGCCGCTGTCTCCGTACACCACGATCTTTGGTGCGCTTGCCCCGATGACCGTCGCCAGTTTCTTGATCTGCATCTTGTCTCCCTTGTTGCTTGACTTCTATCGGCACTCGATAGAACCTGTCAAGCAAGAAAGAGAAGGCAAGCAAATGGATCTGAGAGACTACCAGAGAGAGGCAGTCGATGCCGTGTTTTCCTATTGGGATCGGGCACCGTCGACGACGTCAAGGCCCGCTTCACCACTGATCGTCATGCCGACGGGATCGGGCAAGTCGCCTACCCTTGGCGAGATCGTGCGTCGTCTGGTCGCGGACTACGGCTGCCGCGTCGTCATCGCGACCCATCGCTCTGAGCTCATTGTGCAAGACACCAAAGCGGTACGCTCAATCTACCCGATGGCCGACATCGGGATCGTGTCGGCGGGTCTTGGGCGTCGGGAGTACGGCCACGCGATCACGATTGGCGGCATCCAATCGCTAGCGGGCAAGCCTGGCCTGATGGGTCACGTCGACGTCATGATCGTTGATGAGGCGCATCTGATCAGTCCGGCGTCTGGCACTCAATATCATGCAACCATTGCAGCATTACGTTGCGTCAACCCAGACATGAGGCTCGTTGGCCTGACGGCAACTCCCTACCGGCTTGGGCAGGGCTACTTGACAGAAGGCGACGACGCGCTTTTCACGTCGGTTGCCTACCAGACTGACATCGTGCGCCTGATCAAAGCCGGGTGGCTGTCACACGTCACGACAGGCTATGCCACGGCGTCGATTGACCTCGACAATGTGGGTGTCCGTGCTGGCGAGTATGCAAGCAACGATCTGGAGTTGGCCAGCGACGTCGACAAGATCAACGAGGCTGTCGCGGCTGACGTGAAACGCCAACTTGATGCCGGTCGAACATCGGCGCTTGTTTTTGGGACGTCGGTTGCTCATGCCAAGCGACTCCGTAACGCGTTGCAGATGGCTGGCGTGTCGACCGAGACGATCACGGGCGAGACGGACCGAGGTCAACGCGATCAGATCATCGGTCTCTTCAAGGCTCGGTCTCTGCGGTGCATCACGTCTTGCGACGTTTTGACGACGGGCTTTGACGCGCCTGTCGTCGACGTGCTCGCCCTTGTGCGTGCGACGATGTCGCCTTCACTCTACGTCCAGATGGTCGGGCGCGGCACGAGAATCGCCGACGGCAAGACCGACTGTCTGTTGTTGGACTATGGCGGCAACATCGCTCGACATGGCCCTGTTGACGACGTCAAGGTGAAACCTAAGAGCAACGGCGACGGCGACGCGCCTGTCAAGATCTGTCCACAGTGCATGGCGTGTTGCGCGGCATCGGCTCGACAGTGCGACCATTGCGGATACGAGTGGCCTGCGGTCATCCGCAAGGCCAATCAGGCGCCGTCGGCACTACCGGCATTGTCTCTGGACCTGCCTCCCAAGGCTCCTAAAATGCCGCCCAAGCGTCATGAGGTCGGGTCTGTCGAGTGGGCAAGGCATGAGAAGCGCGGCGACGACACAGCCCGTCC